AAAATGGCCGGCAGGGCGGGAAGGAAGGCGGGCTGGATCAGGTCGTCCGGGGTGTACCAGCTCATGGGCTGGGGGCAGTAACGCGAGCCGCACCCTGCACCGCCGTAGGCGGAGGTTATGGCCCAGGGATCCTGGGTTCCCGAGGTGGAGGCGGTGGGGGCGGCGGTCACCTGGAGCCGGATCACCAGGTCGTTGCCCTTTTTACCCCAGTCCAGGACTTTCACACCTGAGCCGTACCTGGCTTGCAAGGCTCGTTCCAGGTCGGATCGGGTTACCCGCGAAACGTCGCCGCTTTGGTGGGCTGATACGATTTCATAGGTGCCCGGCCCAAGTGCTTTGTTTGAATCCACAGGCACGCGCTGGTAGGCCATGCCTCCAGGCTTGCCGGATTGCGTTACAGAATCAAGCGCAAAATGAAGATGCAAAACGGCGGTGCAGGTGGGCAAGCCCACCTGCCGGTGCAAAGCGGCCCAGGCTTATTTCTTTTGATGTAGCCGGCGTACTATTTCCACCAGCGCCGCTAGCTTGCCAATAACCCCCCTACCCACACCAGGCAAGGATTCCAGGTCGCGGATGTCCCAGCCGTGGATGTTGCGAATGTCACCCCCGAGGGCCTGGCCGATGGAACGGGCGGCCTGGAGATTCCCGAAAAGGGCGTAGAGCAGCATTTCTAGGGGTTGGCTTTCTAGCGGAATGGGCTCGCGCTTGCGAGAGGCCAGGTCGAGCAGGCGGCGTGAGGGGCGTCCTTTGCGTATGTCTTCCATGCGCTTACCTCAGGTTAAGCACCGGGCAGTCGTCGAGCTGCACGGCGGTGGCGGGGCCCGGTGTGCGGATGCGGTACTCACCACCGCTGCCCACCTCCGGGGTGGCGGCGGTGATGTTGCCCTGGTCGGTGTAGACCAGGATACGATCAGCGGCTCCGGTGATGGTCAGGCGAATTTCGTTTGCGCCCTGCGTTACCTGGGTGATCTGGCCCAGGCAGTTGGCAGGGGTGGGGGTGGTGGCGGTAGGTGCTGGGATGGTGGCTGGTGCTGGAGCGGACACCTGGGTTACCAGGGGTTCTTCGGGCTGGGGCCGGGTGAAGAGGAAGGCGAAGTAGCCGACTAGAGCGGCCAGCAGCACTAGGCGCAGCGGGTTGAGTTTCTTATCGTCCATAGCTCTCCTTCAGGGTAGCAGATGATTTGGGGGGCCTTTTTGTCAGATGCCAGTTTCCACACCAGGGGCAGCAGTAAACGTAAAGGGTGGCTTTGTATTTTCTGGACAGGCTATCGGCCATGCAGGAAGCCGCCAGCTCGTCCGGGAAAGGGCGCTTGCCGGTGGCATGGCAGCGCAGTTTGGGCTTGCGGTAGGCGGGCATCAGTTCACCTCCAACCGGGATAGGGCAGCCTCTACGGCGGCCTGGCCCCAGACGGTGATGTAGCCGTAGGGTTCGCCGTTGCGGGCGGCCTCCAAGAACCTCTCAACTTTCTGGGCAAAGCGGAAACAGCCGGGCGGCAGGGTATGCGTGGCGGCGGTGAGGGGTTCGATGATGGTCTTCTCCAGGTTCTCCTCTTGCACTGGCACATTGACCCAATACTTGGCGGCCCGCTGGTATTTGCGATACCCCCACCATCGGCCCACGTTGCGGTAGTTTTTCGGCACTTTCGATTGATATTTTTTCGAGGCGTACTTGGAGGCCTCCTTGGCGGCATAGCCCCAATGCCCCTTGCGCATCTCTTCCAGGCGCGTGCCGGCCCGTACGTGCTGGAAGATGCCCCAGTCCAGGCCCAGGGCCTCCACCCCCTGGCGCAGGGCGGCATCGGCCAGGGCCTTGCCCCACAGTTCGCGCTCGTGGTCGTAGCCGTCCAGCAGGCGGCGAAGTTTGGGGTTGTGCGCTGGATCATGGTCTTTTGCACTGCGCACCCCGGCCACCACCGCAGCCCAGGCCGGCCCCACCCAGGCCCGCACCTGCTCCCAGTCCAGGCCCTCGCGCACGTCAAAAAAAATCATGTGCAGGTGGGGGGCCCCCCGGCGCTGGAACTCGAGCCACCACATCACCCGGTAGCGCATCCCCACCACCTCCCAGGGCCAATCCTCCCGGCCTGTTTTGCGTACTTTTACCGTTACAAATCGGTCGGCTTCCTGTAGCTCCTGGGCCACACTCAAAGCCTGGCAGTAGGTGCGGTGCACCGAGACCACCTGCTCGCCGAAGGCCCGGTCAAAGCGCTTGAGGAAGGCGTTTTTGTGCTCCTTCACCTTCCGGCCATCCGGGCCCAACTGCCTCAACTGGCGGAGCACCTTCTTGGCTTCCTGCTTCTCGGCCCTAAACTCTTCCAGCAGGTAGCTCAACACCCAGTCGGCCCCCCGGTTGTAGCGCAGGGCCTCGCGGGCGTTTTTGATTTTGGCCCGCAGGTCTTCCAGATGCTCCCAGTGGGCGCGGAACTGGGCGATCATCTGCTGGCTCTCGGCGCTGGCCAAAGCCCCGCGCCAGTCGCCGGGGTAGGTGAGGGTGAGCAACTGGTTGGGCCGGTAGCCCTGGGCTTCCAGCTCACGGGTGAAGGCGGTCAGCCGGTTGAGGGCCTGCCGGGTCAGGCGGTGGATCTCCCCTCGGGTGGAGCCGGTGGCCGGCCTGGGGGCCACCTGGCCCCGGATTCTCATCTTTAGGGTGCCAGGGGTGGCCTCCACCCAGGCTTTCAGGCCTGCTATGCCTGCCTGTGTATTTGTGACGGATTTATTATCCACAGGCGGAATTGCGTCCAGGACATGACCGGCACGGTATGCACCATTTGACAAGCCCGGCCACCCCCCCACCTGCCAGGACGCACTCAGACTGTTCTCATACCACCCCTGCAAACCACCCAACACCGCAAGGCCCCCAGGGGTCGGGGGGGCCTTGAACTTGTTGTACCGCAGGTGGGCCCGGTACAGGCTGCGGGGTAGGGGCTGCCCAGGGTGGAGGTGGTTCCAGCGGTCTACCTCCCGCTGGATGCCCTGGGCTGTGGCTCCGTAAAAGTCATTCATGCTCGGGCTCGGGGTGGGTCAGGCGGTAATACTCCGGGTAGTCCTCCCGGCGCAGGCGTTGCAGCTCCCGCCAGGCCTGGGGATCGGTGAAGCTCCGCTGAGCTAAATCAAATACCGGCTCAGGCCGATTAATCCAGGCCGATGTAGCCAGCAGACACGGAAGGCTATCCCGGACGGCTGAGATGACCTTATCTGTCTGGGGCAGACGAAAGTAAAAAACCCACTGCCCCTGACGCATCTCTGCGCCAAGGGGCTCGAGGTCAGGGCATGGGGTATAGCCCAGCCTGGCTAACTCAGACTGGGCTTGGGTAGGGGTCAGTTTGGCTATATCGGACATCGTAGTAGGTGGACTCCAGAAGTAGGGCCTTGCTGTTGCCGAAGAGCGGGTATTCCTGTTCAGTGACTCCCTTCAGTCCCAGGGTCTTGCACACCCACTTGACCTGCGCCTCGGTGGGGGCTCCCTGCTGGGGGGCCAGCCAGACCTGAACACGGGTTTCGAAAGAGCGGATCACCCGGATGGCGATCTTGGTGCCGCGCAAGGTGAGGCTCAGCCAGGGGGTGCGGGCGGTACGGCGGGCGTGCTCGAGGGCCAGGCGCAAAAGGCCTTGGACTTCAGCAGCGGCAGTGCTCGAGGTGGTGGTATTCATTCCGACCTCAGTAGTTTTTCCAGGTTGCCAGCAGCGTCCCAGTGGTGGGGATTCACTCCCAGCTCTTCCAGCGCCTTCCTGATATTCTCCACGGCAGCCCAGGGCACTTTGGCGCTGCCGGCGTATTTGCTGCGCTTTTTTGGGGCATAGCGGGCAATCGCAAGGGCAGCATCGAGGATTTTTTCCTTGGGGGTCATAGGCTTACCCCCAACTCTCCTGCTAGTGCCTCGAGGGCCTCGAGCCTGGACTTCCCACTGGCCTGGCAGACCACCCCAAGGCGGCCACCGATTAGGTAAGCAGTCCAAACCCCATTCCACTCTGAAGTTTCCACGTGGTAGCCCTTGCGGTTCAGGGTGAGGTCTATATATTCCTCCCTTGGCCTTACCCTCACCATCTCATAGCCCTTGGCCCGCTGGATGTCATCCCAGCGGTTGATCTCGTCCTGGGTTGGCAAACCGTAACGCATCATGCTTCCTCCTTCAGGCCCTCAAGGGCATATGGCCCAGGGCCAAGCTCTATTTCGGAAAGGCGCACCAGGCCGGTGAGGGGCCTGGGCAGGGCGCAGGTCGTACTCTTTGCCAGGGTTGCGGCGCAGCTCGCGGGCCACATCATCCGGCGATTGCAGCAGCATGTTTCACCTCCGCTAAAACCTCTCCCAGCACCACGTCCCAGGCCATGTACTGGGTCTGGGGAATGGTGCTCAGGCGCTCGCTTACGGCCTGGTAGGCCAGTTCAGCCGCGTGCAGGCGGTGGCGGCTGTCCAGCTCCTCGGGCAGCACCACCAGCGCATTCAGGAATCCGGCCAGCATCATGGCCAGCCGATAGCTGTGGTCGTTGAGGTCGGTGGGGCCGTACCAGACCAGCCCGTACGGCGTGTAAACGGCAAGAAAAGAGTCCAGTAGGGCGGCCTTCATTGCATCCCCCTTTCCTTCAGCACCCGGTGGCAGTCCGGGCAATCGGCCTCAGACCACCCGTTTTTGCTGGATGGAAGTAGCAGTTTCTTCTTGCGTACAGGGGTTAAGCCGCACAGCGCGGAGTCGCAGTGCCCCTCGAAGTAGTGAAAGTTGTCGCCAGCATGTAGCAGGGCCCAGCCATGCCAGCGATTCACCATTGCCTTCACTGCAACCACCCCCTCACCCACTGGGCCAGGCCGTCCAGGGCGACAATCAACCAGAAGACCAAAAACATCCCCAGGGCCAGATATGCGGTGTGCCGACGCTCGGACATCTTCATGTCAAACCCCCCTCCCCCGGTAGCGGGTCAGGCGCTCCTCGAAAAGCTCGCACTCGAAAAACACAGCCAGGTTGTGCTGGCGGCTCTGGTATGCCGCCAGCCAAGCCAGCCAAAGGGTGTGGGCCAGGTCAGCCGACATGGCCCACCACCTTCACGTGCCGGATACCGGCAGCCTGCTCCAAGGCCTCCAGCTCGCCCACCAGGCGCTTCACGTCCTGCCAGGCCTGGTACTTGTGCTCATTGTCGTATTGCGCCAGCCCATCGGTGTCCAGGTAGTCAACAAAAGCCTTAGCCGAGAACCGGCCAATGTCCTCATAGACCCGCTTCAGCGCTATCGAGAGGCCTTTTTCCAGTCGTGCTATACTGTTCATGTCGTTTTCTCCTTTCAACCCCGGTGACAGCCGGGGTTATTTCCTGTGGGCGCAGTCGAAGCTGGCCCAGGGCTCAGGGGTGTTGATCCACTCCTCGAGCGCACGGGCGGGGATGATGATGCGGCGGCCCAGGCGCTTGTGTGGGATGGTTCCGGCCCGCACCAGCTCGTAAACCGTGCTGGGGTGAATGCCCAGGATTTGGGCGGCCTCTTCGACGCGGTAGGCGATTTTGGGATTATTCATGGGGGGCCTCCGGGGATAATGAAGCATCCCCACGCCGCAGCTTGGCGAGCGGACGGCGTGGGAAGAGAGGAGCGGCTATGGACAAGCAAACTGAATGGTTTTTGACGGTTTTGTTTGAACAAATACTCGAGCTGAGGGTTCTAACCGATGCCCTATATGAAGGCCTTAATGAAAAAGAACGCTTGCAGCTCAAAATGCGGATTAACAAGCTTGCCAAGAACGAGATGTATTTGGGCAACCTGACGGCCTCTGTACCGTTCTCGGTTGAGGACATCCAAAAAATAATGCGCGACCTGGTAGCGCATCTGGCATAACACAGCGTGTCGTGAAGCTTAGCGCTCAGAACCGCTAAACAGCGGCGCAGGCGGAGCGGGCGGAAGGGGGGGTTACTCATGGGGGGCCTCCGGTTTATGTGGTTGCCGCTTTCGTTGAACTTCAGCTAGCGGGATGCGCCACCACTTGCCAGGCCTATATGCCCCAGGAAACTCGCCACGCTTGCACATAGCGGTGACCGTACTGACTGCTACCCCTAAAATCTTTGCTGCTTTACCTGAGGTTATGAACTTTTCGTTCATGGCTGATGTCCAGTATGAACAAAAAGTTCATGACTTGTCAAGTCATAGCGTTCATAGTATTGACAAGGGGTGAATGACTTATGTTGTTAGCAAACCATAGCATTAGCTGCATGCCCAAAGTCACAAAAAAAGAAAAGCCTTTATGGGGACGGGCTATTGCTGCTAGGCGAGCTATGTTAGGAAAATCGTTGGTAGATATTGAGAATGAAACGAATGGCGAGTTGTATCAAGCATTGATTTATAGGTTAGAGAATGGCAAAAAAGACCCCGCTACACTTACGGTAAGGCAGTTTTCGCTTTTGTTGAAGGTTTTAGGTTGGCGGGCTTTAGATTGGCAGGAACAAACCGGGCTAGAGCCTCTTTTTGATTTGGAATCGCAAACGTCCTTGCAACCCGGCGAGCGGGTCAGTAAGCTGCGCTTTTTCATCGAGCCAGTGCGCGGCCTCGCCAGCGCCGGGCGGCCTGTTGATGCTGATGGTATGCCGGTGCTGGCAGACGTTTGGCGCAGGGGTAGCCTGCTGTATCAAGTCGAGGGTGACAGCATGGCCCCCACACTCAACGATGGTGATAGGGTCTACGTTGACCCCACAGAACTGGATTTACGAGAAGGGCGGGTGTACGTGTTCGAGATACCGGGCAACGGACATACCATCAAGCGCGTACGGCGGCTGGACGATGGCGAGCTGTGGTTGGTGTCGGATAACCCTAAATACCGACCCTGGCGGCCCTCCGAGATGCGGGTGATAGGGCGGGTGTACTACCACGACCCGGCGGGCGGGCGGTTGTGACGGATGCACGTGGGTTAGAGCGGTTATGTTGTACGGTTTGGGTTGGAGGTAGTTTATGCGGCTTGCAAGATGGTTGGTTGCCCCGGTTTTATTAGCGCTTTTGGCTGCGTGCGGCTCTACTAGCACTCCTGTGCCGACCCCTACTCCCCCTCCTAGCCAATACCCAAGTGTTCAGGGTATTTGGTATGACTTGCAGGCAAGCGCTTATTTTTGTGGGACCAGCGGTAAAGTTAGTGTAACGGCAAACCTAAACCAGCAAGATTACAAAATTACTGGCACAATACAGCTACAAAATCCGACAACAGGAACTAAAGGTATTTTCGATATAACTATAGGGATCATTGACACGAACGGTCATTTATCTGGTTACTCTGACAGCACCCCACCGACTACATTGTTTTTTGACTTGACGTATGGCAACGGTTATTTGAACGGAAAACTTTACACCATTCTGGATGCGGTCACTTGCTCGAACGGCACAAAATCACCTTTGCGTATTGATGTAAGTTTGCACAAGTAACCATGCCCCGACGCGGCAAAGGCGAAGGCTCCATCTTCCAGCGCAAGGACGGGCGCTGGGCGGCCTTCGTCACTGTAGGGTATGGGCCTGACGGCAAGCAGCAAAAGCGCTGGGTGTACGGGCGCACCCGGCGCGAGGTAGCGGAGCGGCTGGCCCGACTGTTGCCCAAAGCAGGCTATGGGGTGATTCAGCCTAGCCGCTTGCGACTAGGAGAGTGGCTCGAGCGGTATTCTGCTGAACATACCCGTACCCACAACATCAGAGCGTCTACTGTTGCAAAGTACCAAGAGTACAAAAAGCGGCTGGCCCCGCTGGCTCAGGTGCCCCTCACCCGGCTAACCCCGCTGGCTATCCGCTCCTTCCTGGCTGATCTGGCCCACCTGTCGCCTTCCACCCGGCGGCAGACCTTCCAGTTTTTGCGGGCTGCCTTGCGGGACGCTGTACGAATGGGCCTTATCGAGTCCAACCCAGCAGAGGCGGTAGACCCCCCATCAGGGGGCCGGGTGCGTCCAGCCCAGGCATGGACGGCTCAGGATGCGGCTAGATTCCTCGAGGTGGCCCGGTTGCACCGGTTGTATCCCATGTTTGCCTTCATGCTTGCTACCGGGCTTCGGATTGGCGAAACCCTAGCCCTTCAGTGGCAGGACTGGGAGGGGGAGCGGCTATGGATACGCCGGACCCTTCTGCTCGATGGAAGCTTTGGCCCTACCAAAACCCGCCACTCCCAGGCCGCGCTATACCTGGACGCGGACACCCAGGCCCTCCTTGCGGCCCACCGCCAGACCCAGGCCGAAGAGCGGGCCACCGCCAAACGCTGGCAGGAGCACGGGCTTATCTTTCCCACTGAGGTGGGCACCCCCATCACCCATCGCAACGCTGCCAGGGCGCTCAAGGTACTATGCCAGAAAGCTGGGGTGCCCTACATCAGCCCCCACGGCTTGCGGCATACCTATACCTCGCTGGCTTTTCAGGCGGGCCTTAGCCCCAAACAGGTGGCAGATCGGCTACGCCATGCCGACCCCAGCCTGGCGCTGCGGATTTACCAGCATCTTCAAGAGGAAGACCGGCGGCGGGCCGCGCTGAACCTTGACACCTTATTACACCTACACGGTGAACAAACAGGCCAAAATGGACTTACTTCAGACAACGTGAAGCCGCAAAAAGTAACGTCCAGAAAAGCAAAGTTCAAACCCGCTCAAACTGGCTAAAAGTCTTGCCAGGCTTTCCTAAACCTTAGGTCGCAGGTTCGAGTCCTGCCGGGCGCACCAGTC